AGCCAGTTGGATTCTTAACGATGTGCTTATATTCAACAAAGCCACTATTACTAGGACAGGTGGCACAGCACAGGTAGCCCTGAATCAAGACAGCATAGATAAGTATTTTTTACACAGTTACTTTTTAGACAACCTACTTATGGAAACCGATGCAGTAGCCCTAGATTACGCCCAAGCTTATGTCGCTAGTAGAGCTGAGACCAGCATCCGAGTGGATTCCATAGTGCTTGACCTATACACAGACAATTACAATACCGGCATTATTGCAGCCCTAGACCTAGATTTTTTTGATCCGATTAAGGTGATTACTACACAGCCAGGCGGATCTACCCTCGAAAAAACATTACAGATTTTCGGTGTACGCATGAATATATCACCGAATAGTTGGCGCACTACGTTCACGACATTAGAGCCAGTCATAGACGCATTTATCCTAAATGACACGATTTATGGCACTTTAGACTATAATGTCCTAAGTTACTAAGGGGTATAGATGGCAAAGCAATCGTTCACTACGGGCCAGGTCCTAACGGCCGCGCAACTTTTATCACTTCAACAGACGGCCATGCTAGGCGGTGCTGCGTCTGCTAAGACTGCAAGTTATACATTAGTTGCCGCCGATGCTGGCACAGCGATTTCTATGTCTAATGCAGGTGCAACTACAATAACTGTAAACACAGCTTTATTTGCAGCAGGCGACACAGTGCAAATAACAAATCTAGGTGCAGGAGTTTGCACAATTACAGCAGGCACAGCCACAGTCAATACTTCTGCATCATTAGCATTAGCACAATATGAAAGCGGTACATTATATTTTACTAGCACATCCGCTGCTGTATTTATTAAAGGTGCTGCTGGGGCTGCTGCAAGCAGTGCTTTAACTAAAATTAATGGTACATCTTTTAGTGCCGTTTCCAGTTTTTCTTTACCAGCCAATACATTTAGTGCAACTTACGATAATTATAAAATTATAGTAAATGTAAGTACCGTTTCAGCAGGTGCTAATTTTAATGCAAGATTGAGAGCATCGGGTTCAGACAACACTACCAGTAATTATGAATGTTCAAATGTTGGTGCTGATTATGATACAAGTAACTTAGCAAACTATAACAGCGGCCTCACTCAATCTTCTTGGACTACTTTTGGTTTTGCTGCAAGTGGTAATCCCACTTATTACAGTATTGAAGTTTTTAATCCTTTTGCAAGTGTTAGGACTGGATATACTCAAACCAGTATTTTGGGAACTACTACCACTTATACAGGCGGTGGCAGATTTACAAACACTACATCTTTTGACTCAATGAGTATTATTAGAGCATCAGGAACTATGACTGGCACATATACTGTCTATGGATATCAAATTTAGGAGAAAAAATGACAAAATCAGATAACGAAAAAATACTAGTCCAAGATGGCGACACAGTAATTGAATTAACTGGAGAAAAAAAAGAAGCATTTTTAGCAGACAGAAAACTTTGGGCTGAACAAGAATTAGAACGCAAAACTCAAGCAGAAGCAAAGGCAACTGCTAAAGCAGCATTGTTAACTAAACTTGGTATTACAGCTGAGGAAGCACGACTACTTCTATCCTAATGAAGCCCTGGCTATGCGCAGCTGGTACACAGTTAAGAGAACAAATTGATACCTGGTACCCAGATCGTCGCTCTACCTCTGATGGGTGGCTGGGTGATGCTCGTCATTCCGCCACAAAATCGGATCATAATCCAGATGCAGACGGGTGTGTACGAGCCATTGATGTGGATTCTCGCTTGGATTCATCCGAAGGGATCTCAGTATATTTGGCTGACCAGATCAGAATCTGTGCAAAGACCGATAAGCGCATATCTTACGTAATCCATAATGGCATGATTGCTAGCAAGATACTTAATTTTAAGTGGCGTAAGTACAAGGGTTTTAACAAACATACGAAACATTTCCATTGTAGCTTTACAAAGTTAGGCGATAAAGATAGCAAGCCGTTTGATATACCACTACTAGGGGGTAACATATGAAAATAAGCAATAAGCAGAAGGCAATACTTAAATCATACTTTAGGGGTGTGCTTGTATCATTCTTAACATTTTTAGCCAGTAATGAGTTAGGACTAGATCCAGTTATATCAGTAGTAGTGGCCGCACTTGCAGGCCCAGCAGCTAGGGCTTTAGATAAATCCGATGATGCTTATGGCCTCGGTGCAGATGAAGCATGACACCGGGCGAGTGGGTCGCTTTAGCCGTTGGCGTATGCGCCGTATGTACAAGTTTATTAGTGGCTCTGCGTTGGGTTATTAAATCTTACTTAGCAGAACTTAAACCTAATAGTGGGTCGAGTTTGTACGATGCCATTTCTCGCATTGACGAAAAAAGCACTAGACTTGAAGAGCGTGTCGATGATCTTTATTCTTTAATAGTTAAGCGACAATTATAGTATGGCTGATACAAGACGGAAGCGTAAGAAGATAAATAAGCGCATTGTGCGTAAATCACCTGAGCCATTATCTAAACTAGATCAGCACTATATTTGTATGAACGAGATATACAAGGCTGCACGTAAGGCTGGTTTTAGTGAGAGCTGTAGCTTGTATTTTGTATCAGATAGAGCGACTATGCCAGACTGGGTTATTGGTGATGGCGGCATCATACCTAGTATAGATCCTACGGAAGAAGATGACGATTAGGTGGCTCGTAATATCAGATTTACAAATCCCATACCATCATGAGCAGGCAGTTAAGAATGTCATTAAACTTGCAAGACGTGAAAAGTTTGACGAGGTTCTATGTGTTGGCGATGAGATCGACTTTCAAACAATTAGCAAGTGGGCCGATGGCACACCTTTGGCTTACAGTCAGACTCTTAACGAAGATCGTGCAGCTTGTCAAGACATACTATGGGATCTTACCGAGTACAGTAAAAAGGCTAGTGTTATCCGCTCTAATCATACTGATCGCCTTTATAATACTTTATTAAAAGCACCTGGTCTTATAGGTTTACCAGAGCTTCAATATCCTAAGTTCATGGACTTTGCATCTATGGGCATTGACTATCACAAGACAGCTTATGAATTTAACCCTGGCTGGGTATTAGCACATGGCGATGAAGGCAGCATGAGCCAGCACGCAGGTATTACAGCCCTCAACCTTGCTAAAAAATGGGGCAAATCGGTCATAGCAGGACATAGCCATAGACTAGGCATGAGTGCCTATACAGAAGCCATAGGAAGCCATTACAGGCCCTTATATGGGGTTGAGGTAGGTAATCTAATGGATAGAAAAAAAGCCTCTTATATCCGCTATGGAAGCGCGAATTGGCAGATGGGTATTGCTATACTAGAAGCCGTAGGAAAGACGCTAACACCCACGTTAGTGCCTATCTCAAAGGATGGCTCATTTACAGCTCTAGGGCGGTATTACGGGTAACATCGTTACCTAATCGTTATACAAACTACGCCCTAAATAATCCACAAAGTCATACACAAGTGCGACACTATTGCTATGCCACAAATTGTGGTATGGAAAGTAGGGCTACATGATTGCAACAACAGCACCATGGATAGTGCTTTATAGCGTCCTGGGTTATTTTATTGCTTGGGGCGTTTACGAAACAATTAAAGATAATGCATTTCAGTCAGGTTATTGGAAAGGTCGTAAAGACGGCTACGACATGCACCGTAGGATCACAGATAGCAAAATCGATGCCAACAACAACTGAACAGTTATTTGATAATGTCATCAAAACTATTTATGAGAGAGGTGTCCGCTATGGGCATCCAATTACAAACCACAAGAGGATTGCCGAACTGTGGAGTGCATATTTGGGTTATCCAATTCAACCAAACGAAGCTGCAATTTGTATGGCGTTGGTCAAGATCAGCCGGCAAGCTGAAGATCCTGCGTACCTTGACAATTACGAAGATGCAATCGCCTACCTATCAATCGGTAAAAGCATTACAGACGCTATGCAAGACGACACCGATGATTGGAAAGACTAATGGCATTTAACCTGGCAGATTATGAAACAGTCGAGAGCCGACTAGAAAAATGGTGGAAGGATTACCCAGATGGAAGAGTGGGAACAAAAATTGAACAGGCCACAGACACTAGATACATTGTTAGTGCTGAATTATATAAAACGGAAGCCGATGCGAAACCATGTGCGACTGGACTTGCTAGTGAGAGCATTTCTGATCGCGGTGTTAATTCAACTTCTGCATTGGAAAACTGTGAGACTTCAGCGATCGGCCGTGCGCTTGCAAACGCGGGTTACGCGGCTAAGGGCAAACGTGCTAGCAGAGAAGAAATGAATAAAGTGGTGCAGTTACAAGCTGTGCCACAAACATTCTCAGTAGATCGCACAGAGCCTTTGCCTATTAGTAATGAGGACTGGGTTAAAGCTGCAACTGTTACGCCACCGAAAGCACCACCGGCATGCTGTGCTAAAGGAAATAATTTAGTTACAGGTGTTAGCAAAACTAATGGCAAGCCGTACTACGGTTATTTATGTCTAGATCGTATTAAAGAGCATGCTGTTTGGGCTAAGCAAGATGCATCAGGTAATTGGTTCTTTCCAGAAAAGGGTGAGTAATGCATACAAGAATTAAGTTAGAAGTATGGCTAGAAGAGAATGAGTTTGTAGCTCATGTTCGTTGGTATTTTAAACAATTCTTTGTCTGCCCTTTTAAAGGTCATACACAGATTTATCCCGATTTTACTTGGTGTAACAGATGCCAAAAACAAGATGTATTTGAAAGAGAAGGGGGTGAATAGATGGGATATATTGAAGTATTAAATGGTTCAGGCTTTACATTACGCATGGAAAACGATAAAGAAAGCCTAAACCTAAGTGCAGATAGATGCGTATCTTGTAATGACGACAGATTATTACACGATGGTCAGTATTTAGTTTGTTCTCAATGCCACTGCAGGCAATAAGAAAGGGGATTTTATCACATGTACACAAAGTTTAAGTGTAATGGCTGTGATCGTAAGACCGAGTTCTTATGGCTTGATCAGTTAGACACGCCTGAAGGATTTAAGGCTTATCAGTGTATGGACTGTGGCTGTGTTGGCGTTAAGAATATAGCTGAGGCTTTGCACATACCAGACAGTAACTTAGATAGATGCAAGCAGTGTGGTGGCTGGCAATTCTTAGGCAGCGGTTGCCACACTTGTGCATTGATAGAGGCTAAATAATGCCTACCTATGAATACAGCTGTGCAGAGTGCGGCACATATAAATCTACTAGCAGCTCATACCTAGATAATTTGCCTATTATGGAATGTCCTAAATGCATGACCATTATGAATCGCATTTACTCAGCACCGGGTATTGTGTTTAAGGGTAGTGGATGGGGTGGTCAATAATGGATGCTGGTTATGCAGAGACTTGGTTAGAGACCGATGATCTACGCATTATGACTTGCCGTCTGACCTGCGGTTATGTTAATTGATTTGACAACGCATGCTACCCTAAACAAGCATGTGATCCTAAATCACAAAGCTGGGCCGCCAAGGGCAAGGCCCGGAAGGTGCAGAGTTTGGGCCACCTTATTGTTAATTACATTTAACTTTGTCTTTGTAAAAGATTATTCCGTTGCAAAAGAGAATTACAAACCCACACATTATAAACAATACATACTTATAGAATTACAAGACTTTACAGAAGCGTATTGCTTGATAGATCTATATACAGCTGAGAGCAGGCTAAACCCTAAGGCACGTAATGGTTCACACTATGGCATACCACAAGGTAGGTCTGTGTATCTATCAAGAGTAGATGGTACTAAGCAGATAGACTGGGGTATAAAGTACAATCTAAATAGATATGGATCTATGTGTAAAGCATTAGAGCATTACAAGATAAAGGGTTGGCATTGAGTCGTAAAGCAATAAGCACCGGTAAGTGGAAGAAGCTAAGGCTTACCATCCTTGATAGAGACGGTAGACAATGCAGTGTGTGCCATAAGCCAGGAGATACCGTAGATCACATCATACCTCGTGTGCAGGGGGGTGATATGTGGGCTAGCGATAACTTACAGGTCCTATGCAAGTCATGTAACAGCTCTAAAGGTGGCCGTTTTTTTAGCCACAAGGCGACCCCCCCTGTCTTTT